CTTGGGAAAGAAAGACCCTACGTTAGGTAAGTTAATTGCGCAAGGACTTGAAAACGCTAAAAATGTTGAGAAGAGGTTGAAACAAATGAGTCCAGAAAAGAAAGCTGCTTTTGACGCATATGTCAAACAAAAAGGGTATAAAATATAATTCTTAAAAAAATAAGGAAATACAATGGCTCGTAATATGGAAAAAGACCTTGAATTATTAGCTAAGTCTACATCTTTGATTGAGCAAATCCAAAAAAAATTAGATAGTTCAAACACCAAAGCCGAACAATTTGCTAATAAATTTGTAAAGCTCGCAGCTCAAAAGACAGATTTGATAGCTAATGAATTTGAGTTTAGTCAAAAAGAAAATAAATTAACTGAAAAAAGACTTAAAGATAGTATACGAACTAATAAAGCTGCTTTAACATTTAGAAATATATCAGCTCAGGCTTTAAAACCATTAGAAGACCAATTTACAGCGATTAGTGATAGTTACGACAAATATAGTCAAATGATTCCAGTTGGAGGTAAGGTCGCTGGTACATTTGCAGCTGGTGTCGTAGCATTATCCATTTTCAATAAATTAATTAACGATGTTAGAAAAGATTTAGGAACCAGCGCGTTCGAAAGCGCTCAAATAGCTGCACAATTATCAGCCGCTAGTGCGGTCGGTAAGGTATTTGGTTTAAACGCGTCAGATATTAAAGATTCATTTGACGTTATTAGCGGAACCTTAGGTGGTGTAGAGAATGCCACAGCGGCATCGGCATTGAACTTTGCCAGATTTTCTTTGAAGTTGGGTGTTTCTGCGCAACAATCAGCAGATTTATTAAAAACTTTGGAGGCGGTATCGGGTGCTAGTCGTTCAACGCTGATGTCACAATTATCATCAACAAAGGAATTGATTAGACAAAG